TGTGCACCGTAGACTCGACCATGCACATAAAGGGCAGAAGGATGAAGCTCACTGAGCTCTACGAGCACACCCAGCACAAGCCGCTCGCTCAAACGCACCGCGCCCTCGACGACGTCAAAGCGCTGTGGGAATGTTACAAGGTGCTTTATGATAACAAGAAGTGAGTTCACGTTCGGGAATTGTTTTGGCCCAATCAACAGAGTCGTAGAACGAGCCAAGGAGCTCGGGTGCAAAAAAGCCGCCCTCTGCGACATAGGCACTTGGGGTCATGTGCCGTTTTTCAAGGCGGCAGAAAAGGCGGGCATCCAGCCGATCCTCGGAGCGGAGCTCTCTGTCGGAGACGAGGAGCGCTCGATCAAGGTGCTCGCCAAGAACCAAGAAGGGTTGCGCGAGCTGTATCGCCACAGTGCCGGAATCACCTACGAAACCGAGTTCTCCGACAACCTGCTCGTGTTCCCTTTCACGGCGGAAGCCAGCAAAGTTCAAGCCGCAGACATGATGCTCGACCTGCACCCGCTCAACCCGCTGCTCAATGAGCGTAACTTCGAGCTGGCTCGGAAAACGGGGCTGCCGCTGTTTTTTGTTTCTGACGTGCGCTACCCCGCCCCGACCGACCGCAAGTACGCAGAACTCCTAGGGGTGCGGCTCGGCGCGCACTCGCAACATTGGTGGTCAGCGGCGGAAGCTGCTCATCATTATCCGACCGTCAGCTGGGAAGAGGCAGCTGAGCGGTTCGAGAAAATCACCCTGCCGGTGGCCAAAAACATGGTCGTAGAAGGCGATCTCGAGGCTGAGGCTAGGAAAGGTATCAGCTGGCGTTTCCCGAATGGTTTCAGTGATGAATACGAGGCTCGGCTGCAGCGGGAATTGGGCGTGATCCGCGAGAAACAGTTTGAGTCGTATTTCCTGATGGTGTACGACTTGATCCGCTGGGCGAGAGAGCGCATGCTCGTTGGTCCTGGACGCGGTTCGTCTTCGGGGTCGATCATTTGTTATCTTTTGGGTATAACCGAGCTAGATCCGATTGAGCACGGGCTGTTGTTCGAGCGGTTTGTCGATGTGACTCGGATCGACTTGCCCGACATCGACATGGACTTTCCCGGAGACCGTCGCGACGAGCTGTTCGAATACCTCAAAGGGAAATACGGCGCGGAAAGCATCGCTCGGCTCGGCAACGTGAACAAACTCAAGCCGAAGTCGATCCTCGCCGGTGTCGGCAAGCGCATGAAGATACCCGTTTGGGAAACCACCGAGATCCGCGACAACATGATCGAGCGATCCTCGGGTGACTCGCGTGCAGCATTTTGCTTGGAGGACACCCTCGGCACGCTCAAGGCGGGGCGCGACTTGCTGGAAAAGCACCCTGGATTCAGGAACTCCGGCGCACTTGAAGGGCACGCCTCTCACGCAGGAGTGCACGCTGCAGGGGTGATCATTTGCAACACGCCGGTGGCAGACTATTGCTCTGTCACAGCGGAAGGCATAAGTCAGATCGACAAGTACCAAGCCGAGTCCCTCAATTTGATGAAGCTCGATGCGTTGGGTCTGAAAACCCTCGATATCGTGCAAGAAACGCTCGACCGAGTCGGCAAGAAGATAACCGACATCGACGTCCACGCACCAGAGATCTACACCCTGCTCAATAGCCAGAAGATAACTGGCGTGTTTCAGCTTGAAGGTGACGCTGCTCGGCAGCTGTTGCGGCAGTTCGAGGTGAAGAACTTCAACGACATCGTTGCACTCACTTCGTTGGCGCGTCCTGGACCACTGCAGTCCGGCGGCGCTAAAAAGTTCTTAGATGTGCGCAGAGGCTTAGACACCCCGATGTATTACCATGACATCCACAGGCGCTGGACTGAACAGACCGAAGGGGTCGTGGTTTACCAAGAGCAGATCCTTTTCCTCGGCAGAGACATCGGCTTGCTCGGATGGCCAGAGCTGACTGCTTTGCGCCGAGCGATGTCGAAATCTTTGGGCAAAGAATATTTCGATCAGTTCCGCGACAAGTTCCTCGAAGGCGCGGAAAAGCAAGACATAAACCGCGAAGCTGCACTCGAAGTTTGGAACTCAATGATGCATGCAGGGTCGTATGCCTTCGTGAAGGCACATGCTGCTGCATACTCCGTCATCTCCGCTTGGACAGCTTGGCTGAAATACCATCACCCATTGGAGTTCAGTGCAGCTTCCCTCCGCCACACCTCGGATGACGAAGCTGTTTTGAAACTTCTTCGGGAGATAACCGGCGAGGGTTTCAAGTACGTGGCTTTCGACAAAGATCGATCTGAAGCCAGCTGGGCAGCTAAAGGAGATGCAATTTACGGTGGGCTTACCGCAGTTCACGGGATTGGTCCAAAGATGGCTCAAAAGGTGCTCGATTCTCGAGTTTCGGGGAAGCCGCTGCCCCCAAGTATAACTGCCAAACTCGAGAACCCAAAGCTCAAATGGCCAGACCCTTACCCGTTCACAGCGCGGTTCGGCGACTGGTACAACAACCCGAGGAAGCACGGGCTGAAAGAGGGTTCTGTGCTCACAAAGTGCAATGAGCTTGAGGCGGACTCTTCCGAGCGTGTCGTGATCGGCGTGTTGGCGGAAAAGAACCTACGCGACGCATTGGAAACCGGCAACGTGATGAAACGTGGCGGTGTGATAACTGACTACGACCGGCAGTTCCGGTATTGGTTGAACATCACGCTGCGCGACGACACAGGGTTAGCAATCCTCACGGTGCGGCGCAAAGACTACGAGCGCATGGGCAAAGAGATCCTAGAGTCTGTTCCGATCGGGGCTGTTATGCTGGCAAGGGGGCGGATGGGCGGAAACGGTATCCGCATGTTGCAAATTGAAAAATGGAAGGTGGTGGAAAATGCTTGACAGTGCACGCAAAGAGTTCGACGACTGGATCGATTTGCTCAAACGTACCAAAAACGAAAATCTGCTCGAAGACCCGTACAACATATGGCTCGAAGCTTGGACACTCGCAACCATGAAGGCAAAAAAAGACCCCACAAACTCTGCGGGGTCAAACACGCCCTGAAGCGTGGAGGGGTCACCTCGGCAACAAACCTTGTTCGGCTTTGCGGCGCTCCATGTCTTCGCGGAACGAAGTGAGTGCGCCAGCAGGGGCACCGGCGGAAGTCCCTAATACACCTCCAGGGGTTGCGCTTATCAAATTCGAAGCCGCAATTCCTGGACGACTGTAAAGAGCGCGAGTCGTGCCAATTGCTGCTGGGACGAGGAACTCCAGCCCAGGAACGGTGTAAGGTGCTGCAGCGGGCACACTCGAAGCAACAAACGGCAGAACTCCTGCAGCAGCGCCCAAACCTCGAGAGCTGGCTGAGCCTTGCGGAGAGACGACTTTTTTGCCCATCACGTTGACAGAAGCGTCCGCCAGATCTCGCAACGGAACGTCCATACCTTCGAGATTTTTGGTGGATCGGCGCAGCATCCCAGGATTTATGACACCCTCGATTGCTTCGGCGTAGGTTGAGGCTTTTCTGTAAGGCAAACTGTTTCTGAATGAGGTGTGAATCGCGGTCAGCTCTTTTGCAACAGAAGGGTTTGCGTCACGCAGCTGCTGGCGCAAAAAGTCTTGGAATTGGAAAATGGCTCGACCAGCGCTGCGGTCGACTGCTTCTTTCGACGAGACATAGTCCATCGCCTTTGTGCCCAACGAGCTTTCCATTTCGCGGAAATTCTTTCCAGGGATACCAATGCTCGTTACAGCATTTTTGAGCGAGGACATAACCTCCTCAGTGAACAGCTTGGCTGACTTTTGCGACATGTCTCTCGTCAGTCGACTCATCTCGTCGCGAATTGCGTCTTCCTCTTTGATCGTGAAAGGCAGGTGGATCTTGTTTTCGATTGCGGTGTAGCGTTTTCCGATCTCGTCTTTGACGAATTTGTTCAGCTCGTATCCAGGCTTTATGCCCGAAGGGATTGTAACGCCCAAAGGCTGAAGCACTGTTTGTGCAGCTGCTCGGTTGAACGACTGCAGTGCATTGGCTTCGGCTTCTCCGATTTTGCCCGAAACAAAAGGCAGGTATTTCTGCGCGAAGTCTTCCATGTTGCGCATGGTTGGGCTTAGCATTCCAGGAGTCAAATCTGTCACGCCAGCTTTGCGCAAACGGTCGATGTCTTTCGATGCCAGGGAACCGAAAATAGAACCAAGTGTCCCGCCTGCAACAGACCCCACACCTGCTTGTTTTGCTTTTTCCAAGTTGAACTCGGAACCGTAAAGTCCAGGTTCAGTCGGTTGAAGCAAAGCAGAAGTTCCACCACCGAGCGTGCCAACCGCAGTGCTCGCTACCCTCGGAGCATTTGGCAAGAGTCGAGAAGCAACATTGTAAGCTGTTTTGCCAGCGCCGAACCCTGAATAGAGATCTCCAGCGAGAGAAGCAGGGCGAGTCGTCAACCAAGAAAGCGGACCAGCAGCTTCATTGCTGCCGCGCTCGATTTGATTCACTGCATCGATGGCTTCGTCGATCCAGGAAAGAGGCTTGGTCGGTTTTTTGCCAGCGATGAGTCCTTCCATCGTCTGCTGCGGCGGGGCTTCGAATTGTTTAGCGATCAGTTGCGCGCCGCCCAAAACGGGTTTCGCCAACGAGGCCATAAACCGCATCGGCATAGCAGTAAGACCGAGCATCGCTTGCTGAGCGAGTTTTGCACCGCCAGTAGGCTCTTCTGTTTCTCCGAAAATGCTTGGACCGGAAAGCTGCATGCCGGTGAACGGATCGACGTAAACATTCTCTGGAGTTGGTGCTTCGGCTTGCGTGTAGGAAGCGCCAGCGGGCAGCGGCGGGAGCTCAGAACTCCTCGGCGTCAGAGAAGCACCGGGAGGCAGCGGCGGAAGCTTTGCAATATCAGTCATTGTCTCGGCACCGGTTGTCCGTTGTCTTTGAAAATCCATCTTTTATTTTCAGCATCGGGCACGATCTCTCGAGACCCAATATAAACGGGTCTGCGTTCTGTTGGAGCAGCGGGAGCTGCACCTTCTGGGCGCTTGCCGAAAATTCTGGGTTCCATCTTTTTCAGCTCTGGTTCGAACAGGGAAAGATTTTGCCTCCGATACCAAGCGTCGAAAGTCTTTTCTGCATTCAAACCAGCGCCAATGTTTTGCGACAAATATTCGAACCGCGCGATGTCTTTGGCAGCGATTGCTTTACGAGTGAGCGCAGCGAACAAGATCAGCTCTTTTGGATCAGAGATGTTGATCAGCGCTTCGTTCAAGTATTTGCGTTCGCCTTCGGTCGGGTTGCCGCCGAAAGCAGCTTTGAGGTCGTTGGCGACGATCTCTTTGGTGGCTTTGTCGACGATGCCTGTCGAGATCATGCGTTTGTACTGATCCGGAGTGCTGAATCCGAAAGCATCGACGAGCTTGTCCCAAGTCTGAAGCGGAACAGCAGTGATGCCGCCTTGCATGTTCTGAACTGAGTTGATGATGTTTGTGTAGTTTTGCAAATTCTTGTTCGCTGCATCGTAAGCAATACGAGCTTTGTCGAGTGGACCGTCTTTGCGGTACATGTACTCTCGGGACTGCTCGGCTTCTTTTTTCATCGCTTCCAGCGCTTCTGAACTTCCCGGAGCGAAACCTGCAGGTGTCGTCACGGCGGGCGGTCGCGAAGGCATAGGCACTTGGAAACCGTCTGAAGTCGTGAACATCTTTACGTCTGTTGGTGTGCCAGCCGCTGGGCGAGGCTGCGTCGCAGCTGCAGCTGCAGGACGGGGCGAAGGTGCTGCTGCAGCTGCAGGACGGGGCGAAGGTGCTGCTGGAGTTGATGCTTGAGCTGCTTGCGGAGTGAGAATTTGCGGCAAGAGTTTTTTGATTTGATCCAATGCATTGGATTGCAACGTACCAGAAGCACTCCGCACATCAAACGGTTTCACAGCGCTTTCGAAATACTTCGTAGCGATACCCATTTTGACGATCTGTGAAACGCTCGGATCTTGGAGAGCAGCCAGATCTTTCATAACGTCTGTCGGCTCAGACAGTTTCATCCGTGCTTTGGCTATTTCTTGCAGCACTGGACGTGCATCACCGTTGTTCGCAGTGAGCATCATGCCTACAGTTCTTGAATCAGGCAGCCAACCGCCGTCTGCACCCACTGCAGTCCCAGGAACTCTAGAAACCAAAGCGGGCGCACCAGCCGCAGCTTGAGCTCCAGCGGGCGCACCAGCCGCAGCTTGAACTCCAGCAGGAGCTGCGGCAGCGCTTTGAGGCGAAGGCACCAGCTGACCGCCGTAAAGCTGATTGAGCGATTCTAAGGCTTGCTGATTCTGAGCCATGGCGTATTTCTGCTGCGCGAGCTGCGCTTTCATTTGCGCAACTGGAATTTGATACTCCTGAGCTCGCTCGACGTCTTTGCCGATCGAAGCAGCGACATTACCCAGCGACTCGCCGAATGAACCTGACCTTCCTGGATTGAAAAATTGCGCCGCAACATTGAATAGATTCGGCTCGCCAGAAGCACGAGCCTCCAGCGCTTGAACTATTTTGCTCAGTGCATCAGTGTACTCTTGGCTCGCGGAAGGATTTCCCTCAACAGGGGTCGGCAACATCGAAAGTGGATTCATGGCTGGCATCGTCATGCCCCTTCGCTGTATTGATTGGGATTTACAATCTCTCCGCTAGGGAGGGTGTAGGATCCGTCGTTATTGTAAATTATCCCGCTGCCAGATGGTTGAGTTGTTTCTGTTGGACCACCCAGCTGTTCTGGCTGACCGTTGCCGCTGAGCCAATTGCTAAGGTCGGTGCCAAGATTGCTCCAGTTGATATTTGAGAGCCCAGCGCCGATGGATTTTCCGAGATTGGTGTTGCTAACCGCACCCATCAGCGAACCGATCCCCGCAATCTGCGACAAAGGTGATGCGCTGTATGCTCCCGGAATTGGACCTGTGTAAGTCGAGCTGACCGAAGTCGGGACAGTATATCCGCGCAGCAACCCTGCCTGTTGCGAGGCAACCTGCAGCGGGAACAAGCTACGACCTTGTTCAATTTGCTGCTGTTGAGCACCCAAAGTCGCGAGCGCATTGATATCGCCCAATCCGAGACCTTGAGTCGAGGTGGCAAGATTGCCCAGCTGCTGAGAGGAAGCGAGCTTGGCTTGCTCTTGGTTCTGGGCAGCCTGTAGCGCTTGTGTATAGCCGGTTTGCAGCGCTTGCGCTTCGGCAGCGTTAAGGTTCTGAAGGCCAGCATTGATCGCCTGTCCTAGCACCTCTGCACCACGCTTAGAGCCGAACTGGCCAGAGCCAACAGCAGCCGAAGTAGCGCCTGGAGCGAGATTCTGCCGGATGTTCCGCAGCCCAAGTTCGTTCAAAGACTGAACGACATTTGTGGTGTAAGGGTTCATGAAGTTGCCAGCAGCCGTGGCCACGTCATAGTTGCCAGCTTGGTTGGCAAGATTCAGCGCACTTGTCAATGCAGGCTGGTAAGAGCCTACGTTGCTTTGCGTTTGTTGAAAGGCTTCCTGCTGCAGCGGAGAAGCGCCGGCATAGGTAGCATTCTGCGCCCCAGTCGTGCCAGCATTGGCAATGTTAGTGAGGTAATCAGTGTACCAACTCGGAGCAGTTGTGGTTTGCCCCTGAGTGGTTGTGATGTTGGGAAGCGCTGCGCCTTGAGTTAGAGCCATGAGTTAACCTTTCAAGTATTCTAAAGGCGATTTAGCCTTTGGAGGGATTTTGTCTTCAGCAGCGGAGCGCTTATGTTTCCTTATATTTTCGCGCATTTTGTCCAAAACGAGTGCACCTGCTTTTGAAGATCCATTGCCCAGAGCTGCTACTGTGTCGGCGTCGAAAACGTATTCGCCATCCGCTAGCATAGCAGGGATATCATCCGACTGACCGTCACCTCTGCCTTGAACGAAGTGACCTGTGGTGCCAGTTTTGAATTCAGGAATATGAAGAGGAGCTGGGCGGTTTTTCACTTTGCCGCCTTTTTTCAGCCCGTAGCTTGGGAGTGCTCCCATAGCACGCAGCCCAGCCGAAGAAAGGGCGTCATAATTACCACTCATAAATTCTCGGGTCGGCGCGAAAGAAGTCGAGCTCGTTTCTGGGCCAGAAGCGCGAGAAGGGTATCCCGGACTCGGGGCAGAGGCATTCCCTACAGAGAGATGAGTTCCGTCAGTGTCTAGAGAGCCCAGAGGTGAAACGGGTTTCCCTGTGATCAGAGAAAGCAGTTTCGGGTCGATGGTGGAAAGTTGCGGATAGAGCTGTTTCAGCTGAAACAAATTCATAGTCGTTCCTTGAGCGGGCGCAGCTGGAAGGTAAGTAGCGGAAAGTCCCTTCGGGAGAGCGCCAGCAGAACTCGAAGAGGAATCACCCGCTGCACCGAAAAACAGATTCTGTGAAGGGGCGGAAGTCGTAGTCGTGACAGAAGGCGCGACGACAGAAGGCGTGACGATAGGCACACTGATCGGAGGAGTTGTTGTTTTCTCCTCTTCTTTTTTCGGCTGCTCTTCTTCCTGCGCAGTAACAACAGGTGCAGTTGGCTGCTCAACAACCTCTGTCACCGGAGCAGTAGTCGTTGAAACGGGGACTGTTTGAGCAATTTCTGTCGTTGAAGCGGAAGTAGATGGTGTTGCTACAGCCGTTGAAGAAGTCGCTGCCGGAGTCGTCAAGCTCGAAACGAGATCAGTGACAACGGGCGTGTCCAAACCATATGTGTTCGAGATGAGCGAAATAACGTCTTGATTCGAGAAGCCGGACTGAGAAAGATTTTTTGCGTCTTCTGTGACCATCCCTGCCAGATCAGGCGGCAGTTGCTGCAATGCATCGGAGGTTGGTGCAGGTTCGAGCACCGAAACATTCGGAGAAACAGAGGTCGGCGGTGTTTGCGGCGGAGTCACCTCTCCTGAGACAATCAAAGGCACAGTCGTGGAGGATTGATCGACGACAGGCTCTGTTGGCTCCTGAGCTTGAACCAGCTTTGCTTCGATCGGACTTTTCACACCCAGCTGCGAGGCGAGACCTTCAAAGAATTGACCATTCGGCGTGGTTTTGTCGTTCCAGCCTTCAATGCCGACAGTCCATTGTTTTCCGTCAATGTCCCAAACGCCATCGCCGAGATAGGTCATGCCATTGTCGAACTTCGATCCAGGAGGGAACTCGTAGCCGTAGCTGTCCGGAGCGCCCGGAGCACCGGGAGCGCCGCCCGAGCCTTTGCCCAGCGTTACGTCTATTGTTTCAGGTTCTGCGTCTCCCGAGCCAACTGGTACATCTGTCATTGTTTCGGGCGTGAGAGAAGCGTACTGCGTTCCTGGAGCTGGTGACGAAGGATTCGCCATTGCATAGTTGACAGCGGTGCTCAAGTCTCCGCCCATCGCAACCGACATGTCGACAAACTGTTTGTCAGCGGGCGACAAGTTGTTGTATGCTAAATTGGTTTCACTTTCCGTTTCGGCTTTGTTCACTGGGGCGAGCGGCGCAGACGGACTCAAACTCGAGCTGACGAGGCTGTTGACCAGAGAGCTGCCGATCGCAGCGGAAGGATCTTGCCCGCGCAGCGCTGCGGTCGTGGTTGCACCCGCCATATTGCCGGCGAGTGAGCTTCCTGTTTGGCCGAGGGAGTCGAGGGTGTTGGCTTTTACTTCGGAGCCTACGTAAGAGCCCGCACCACCAGCCAACGCATCGCCGAAAATCTGCGCTACGTCTTCTTTACCACTCAGGGTTTCTTTGGTCGCTGTGCCAGCAGCTGCACCGATCGCTCTGGAAAGGCTGTCTGTGGGGATGAGACCTGCGTTTTGCTGCGCCAACGCTTGCGTCTGCTCCGAGAACGGCGTTGTATCGTAAATGTCAGCTGTGCTAAGGTTAGAGGAGACGTAGTTCGCTACGCCCTGCCCAACGTAAGTCGTGCCTGCAGCGAGGAGTGCTTGGTCCAAACTTCCGCCATGCGCGACGACATCGCCCGCATTTATAAGGGGCAGCAGTTCGGCGTTGCCTGTGGCGACAGCCGCCACTTTCGCGATCGTGCCGATCGGATCTGAAAGAGCGCCTTGAACTGTATTTTCAACGAGCTTTACAGCAGAGTTGACGACTTTCTCTGCCACCTCACCAACGTCTTTTATTACGTCGCCAACGCTTTCTACAACATCAGAAACGACGTTGGTGACGGCTCTTACAACACCACCCATTACAGCGCTCCTTTTTCGGTTTCCTTTTTCGGTTGCGCTGGCAAAGCGCCTTTGTCGGCGGCTTTTGCGTGCCCTAGGTTGACAGTGACTTGGTAGCCGTTATCTTCTGTGCGCTGAACGGAGTAACCCATTCCTGGAAAAGGAGGATTGCGGCTGATAGATTTGAAAATGTTTAGTATGGTTGGATCTTTGAACTGGCTCACGAGAACTTTGAACCCTGCCAGCCCCGCTGCTTTTATAAACATCACGCTGTTGCGAAGGTAGTTGGCAGCGGTGTCGGCGTTCAATGCACGGAACATGCCGTGGTCTTTGCGTTTTGGATCGTAATGAATCAAGAACAGAGTGTTGCCTTCACGCATCGCGATAGCATTGGGGGTGCGAGTTTCAGCGATGATTGCTGCGATGCCTTCCTCGGTTGTGTATTGAGATTTTGTGTTCTCCAGAGCAATGCGTATGATCTCTATTGGATCGAGCATTTTCTGTTTGCTGTTAACCATCATGATGGAACTCTCGTGTCGAAAAGAGCAGCTGAGTAAACATTACCCATACCTGCAGCGAGACTCAAAACAACGGCACTGCCGTCGAACTCTCTGTCCTCGGAGAGGAAAACCGAGTCGTGCTCTGTGCGGTTTTCTATTCTCGGGACCACGCCTTTTTCCATCGAATCGAGCAACAAACAGGTCTCCAACAGACCAGAAACACCCATCGTGTGTCCGATTGTTGGTTTGTATGAAGTAGCGACGAAGTTCGGCACGATCTTTTCGATAGCACGCCGCTCGGCGGCGTTGTTGGATCGGGTGCCGGTGCCATGAGTTTTGACCACAGAAATTTCATCAGGCGTAGCACGAGCGACTTCCAACGCACCACTTATCGCGTTGATGAATCCTTGTCCGTCTTCTCGCTGTCCGATCGCATTGGTGCAGTTCTCAGAGGCAGTGTATGCGCCGAGCAGCTGCGCTTTGGGCTTGTGGCCAGACCTTTTCAAGTAAGCAGCGGATTCGAAAATCGCCATCACAGCGCCTTGCCCGATGCGGAAACCATAGTTAGTGCTATCGAAAGCGGAAGGCTTGATGCCGGAGTTTTCCTCTTCGTAGGAGAGTGAGGCTTGCGCTTCGCCGAAAAAATCCAACACAGAGTTAGAAACTCCATCTTCTACCGAAAGCACGATCACGCGGTCAAACCGATAGGTCCAGATGAGATTCTGCACATCCATCATCACTTTCAGCGATGAGGCGCAAGCAGTTGCGTCGGTCGTTATCTGATCCACTGCACCGAGTGATTGTGCGATTCGACCTGCGTAAACTTGAGTTAGTGAAAAAGGCAAGAACTTGTACGTGTAGCTCAGCGAGTTTTCGTAGTGGCGTGCGCCGATACCTGCAAAGTGACCATTGCCACTGGCTAGGATGAATGCTGTTTTGCAGTCTTCTTGACGCAACCGCTCGCAAAGTTCTGGATCGAGCACTTTCTCTGCGACTTTGTGCGGCACATAAACGAGCCCCGAGGAGACGCGTTTGTAAGTGTCTTCGAAAACGTGCACCGACTGGGGGTACTTTATATCCCCAACCATTCGGACATTCGGCGTCCATGCTGTGCGGTAGTCGGTCAGGAAGATGCTCATTTGCAATACTCCACAGCAGCTTCTATCGAATCAGGCTGCTGTGTCTTGTGCGAGAAAATAAAGTCTTCCATCTCTTGCACCGTTTTGGCGTTCATCTCTTTGCCGACCTCTTCGGGCACACCGAACAGCTCGCACATGAAAACCGAAACCATGATCATATCAAGGCTGTCCATGCCGAAGTCAACAATCATCGACTCTTTGTCCGGCACAGGCGTGTACTTTGTGTGAATCGGTCTGGCGACTTCTGCAACAGCGTTGAAAAGATCTAAGAAATTCATGCTCATCTCTTATTGGATTCTGTTGGCCACAATGCCGACGAGCGCTTCAGCCCAGCTTTGCCATGTCGCAAAATTGTTCGGATTCGGCACGCCGTCATTCCCGAAAAGCCCAATGCCGTTGAACCCAGAAGCCCACTCTTTCCAGTTGTCTTCGCTGTCTGGAATGGAGAGTTGCTGTCCAGCGTAAGCTTCCACCATGAGCGAAGCCCACTCATTCCAAGAGAGATGGCGCGGGTCATAAACGACAGGAACTGTCATGAATTATAACCCCTCACGTCGCCGAGGTCTGCATTGAGTATCACTTTGCCGAGCTGATAGTCGCCGCCTTGGACGTTGCTAACGAATCTCAGCCGTAGCTCTCGCCGCTGTTCGCGCATATCGATCTTGTTCGTGCTCGGGTCAAAATCGTAAGCTGCACTAACTTTGTCGGCAGCCTGAGCGAAAGGTCGACCGACGACGTAAAGTTGCATAGTTCCAGACTGAACGAAATCAGGCTCAACCCGTTCCAGGTGCAGCCAGCGGTTCTGTCCTTCTGGAGCTATTTGAGAAGGACCACCGCCGATCCAGCCAATGTCACTCGTCTCGAAGTAACTTTCTATTGCAGTCACGCTCGTGCCTCGGACAGCATCGGTGCCGATTTCGTGCTGATAGAGTGAAACATACGTCATAACGTAAGTCAGCGTCATGCTGAAAGCTGTCCCGCCGGTGCTAAGGCTTATGCCGAGGGTGTCGCCGACTTTGTATCCTGTGCCTCGGCTTGCGATCGAGAAATTGGTGACAACTCCCCCAGAAACCACGAACGAGGCTTTAGCACCGGTGCCGGAACCACCCGTGAGGCTTGTTAGAGTGTAAGTGCCGTTGGTGTAGCCGGTGCCAGCGTTGTTGATGTTGTAAAGATTCACAGCGCCGGTCGCGTTGGACTCCCAGTTTGCATTGATCGGGTAGTGGAAAACTTGCGAAAAGTAACCAGCCGACCGACGAGCGCCGAGGGCTTGACCCGCGTCATACCAGCACCCTTCACGGACATTGTAAATGATTGCATCGTTGCACTCTACCGAGTCGCCTCTCGGATAGAACCACCAGATCTCGCCGTAGCGCGGGACTTTGGTGGCGTAGACTTTTTCCCTCTGAGCGTAGTTGAGGTTGTCGAAGAAATAGTTCTGATTGAAGTCGTTGGGTATTTCTTTCACAACACCGTTGTAAAGCAAGAACCGGTCTACGCCGACCCAGTAATAAACCCCGTCATACTCGATGGCGCATTGGCTGGAAAGGATAGACGACTGGCTCGAGATCAGGTCGTAGCGCCAGTAAAGGGTTGACGAAGTCCCGCCGCTAGTGATTGTTGTCGGAGTGTAGGAAACTCGAATTAGCGAGTCCAACGACCAAAACAAACCCGAAGGCGCAGTCGTTCCGCCACGCACCGGCAACCCTTGCACGATCTTGCCAGTTGCGACGTTGGTTTCGTTTGCGTCGGCAGAAACCCAATCGTTTATGTTACCAGCGGAACAGTTTTTGATCAGTCCGGCGTTGCCGTAGACAAAAACATACGGATGCAGCACAACCACCCCGCCAGAAACCGAGATCTGGTTGTCGATCGTTAGCGTTGAAGCGCCGGAAATCGTAGCTGCGTTGGAGATTGTGAATGTGGTCGAATTGTTGACCACTGTTACCGTTGTGTTGGCAGGGATGCCAGTGCCCGTCACGACCTGACCTGCGCCAATTTGTGTGGTGGAAGTAACCGTCACAGAGGTCGTGGAGTTGAGTGTAGCGGCTATGGTGAAAACACCAATCGCACTGGCTGTCGTTGAGCCGATGACATTGCCCAGAACAGGAGTGTTGGTGCTGTTGTTGATGTCGGAAAGATTCTGCCCAGGATGGGCGAGCAGGATCTGGTTGCCCGAGCCGTTTGTGTCGGTGTAGGTGTCGAACTGCCAAAGATTGTCAGTGCTGGGCGTGAAATTGCTCAGTGAAATGTCTGTGATTCCAGAGCCGACCCCTGTGTTGGTTATCGGCAAAAGCTGCAACCCGTCTGAATAGCCGCTGTAGACGTTGTTGAAATTGTTCTGCGGGTTCAGGTAAATGCCGCGAGAAGGTCCAGCGAGATTGTTGACGATCTCTCTGAAACCGAGGATTTTCCTAGGACGTTTGCGCTGGAACCGAACCCAACGACCGTCTGTGTAGAAGTTCTTGTCCAGTACCGTTCCGTCTCGCTGAACTCCAGGGAGGGTGTCTATAGAGAAGACTTTGGCGGTCATGTAAACGTGCCTCCAGAAATCCCAGAGGTGAAATTGCCCGTACCAGCGACATTCAGCCCAGAGGCAGTCAAGGCGAAACGATTCGTTCCGAGGATCGCGATGTCGAACTCTCCAGTGCCACTGCGCCAAATACCCGTGTTGGTTTCTGCAGCGAAGTTTATCGCAGGGGTGGTGACTGTCCCGTTTATCAAGTTCAGCGAAGTTGCACCAGCTTGAACGGTGTTGGCGTTGAAGAAATTCGTGCCGTCGCAAACGAGCGTTGCTTGCTGACCCGGAGGAATAACAGCGGAAGCAGATCCGCTAACACCGGTGGTAACGGTAAGGGTGTGACCAGCGTCAACAGTTTGGTTAGAAACGACATACAAATTGACGACCGGCGGGTAAGTCACCGTCACATTCGAAACAAGTGTGCCGACGTATTCTTGGATCAGATTTCCAGCTTGACTGGCGGTCAGAGAGTAAGACCCGCCCGTGACCGGATAGGTCAAGACATTGAAAGCATACGTCGAGCTCTTTCCGTACCCGATCGTTACATAACCCGTACCAGTACAGACGATAAAAGCCGACTCATTCGGGTTGAAAGAAAGCGTGGAAGCGCCATCGATCAGTTCACTGCCAGAGCAGCTGAATGTGAATGTCCCCGTGCCGTTGTTTTTGAAAAGAGTGAACCAGTTGTTGCCGAGCGTTGAAGCTGTCGGCAGAGAACCTGTTCCAGCACCGCCCGACCAAACTTTTGTTTGCGCTCGGTCGGAAGTTGCTGGGGTGTATGGGCTCGTGACGCCAGCAGCGGGGTGACTTTGGTTGAGCGTGCTGGAGATCGCCAACAAACCGTAGCCAGCGAGCGTGGCAGCGTCCGCAGAGGAAGTGCCGGTGCCGAATCCGAGAACTCCCCAAGTGCCAGTCGTGTTGCTGTTGTTGGTGAGGTATATGTACTGAGCGTTGCTGGAGTTCACCGTGCAGATTGTTCCGCCGGTGTAGTTTTTGACCGTGAACGCTGAACCCAAACAACGGATCAGCGCATCCTGACCAACCGACACCTGATTCGCTGGCGGCATGATGAGGCTGTAGCCAGTTGTTGCGGCGGTTATGTCCATGATCCGCGCAGTGGGGTATTGCGTTTGTGTAGCGGCGGAAGGCCACTGCAGCTGAAGGTCGCCAGTGAGAGTGTACGCAGCGTAGCTGACGTCGGTCGGCTGAATTACATCGCCAGTGAACGGAGAGGTGAAAGAGATTGTCATGTGTCGAGGACCAAGGTTTGGCGATCGGCGATGCGGGAAACGTCTTCAGCTTTCAACGTCTGCATTATCGCAGCGTATTGCGCTTGCCACAGCGGGATGCGCTCGTCGTTTTTGAGGAATGGCATCGCTTGGAGCAGCGATCCATAGAGCAGCGCTTGGGGAGCGTAAACGGTGAACCAGTTGGTCTGATTGCTGCTGTCGAGTGGCTGTACACGCTCGTAGTAAAGCACCTCGAATGAATAAGCAGCGGCGGGCGTCGGAGCTACGATCCAGTGCGTGTAGTCGTAGTCTGCGTAATAAAGGGGCGTTGTCTGTTGCGTTTGGTCAGGCCAGTACTGACGCAGGTATTCGTACTTGCGCAGCAGTATGGGTTGACGTTTTCCATCGAGCAAAAGATTCATCGAAACTGTTTTGTGCCAGCGCACGGGTTTGTCGATGACGAACACGCCTTGCGTCATCGAGCTCGTGCTGACGGTAAGATTGCCGAGGAATTTTATTTCACTCGCGATCACCTGCTCTGCGAGCATGATAAACAACGGGATTTTGTCGAGCGTGGCAGCATCGGTACGCTCCAGATAGCTCTGGATGTTCTCCGTCAGCGAATCATACGTCATCACCGATGCAGTTGTCATTTAAACACCTTTTGTTCAACTTTCATTATAACTCCGCTCGGCGTAGAAAGCATAAATTTAAGCGTATGCTCGCGTACCATCTTTGTCGATTATGAGCTGAGCGTGCCGCAGGTCTTTGCCCACTGCATTGGAAACACTGATGTGCGTCCAGGCGTCAAACTCTAAAATTATCTGGTCAAAAGGCACTCGGGCTGCGATGCAGGCGTCTACCACCTGTTTCGGCGTCATTCCAGGAACACGTATATCGGCGGCGCACCCGAGTCTGTGCTGGCTGGAGTCTTTGCTGCCCACAGCGTCATTGACTTTTTTGCAGCGGAACCCAGAATTGATCATCACGGGTTTGCCGCCGACCGCTTTTTTGACCTGCTCCAGCAGCTGAGCTAGCCGCGTGAGATTGGCCACCTCATCGCCATTGGGTGTATTGTCCCAGCCGTTGCGTAGCGCGACTTCCGAGCGCGTAAGCTCTTCAAGACTGAAATGCTCGGTGAGCTGGGTCATTTTTTGGCTTTCATGTCGATGATCTTTTCAAGCGTGCGACCGCCGAAATAAAACGACATGATCAGCATACCCCACTGACCAAGCAGCTCGACGTAGCGCTCGTTGGTGTCTTTGTCGAAAGCCGACATGAAAGCGAATATGAAATATCCCGACAGGATGGCAATCAGAGTCATGGGGCGAATGTTTTTGGAAAGCCACGAATCCGACCCCATATCAGCTTTGAGCCTGTCGGTCAACTCATGCGCTTCCGAAACGTCCGCATTCAATTGCGCCAGCTCGCCGTTTTGCTGCATTTCGAGCAGCTTGAGTTTAGCAGCTTCGGCAGCGGCTGGGTCGGGGAAGACTTTGTCTAAAATCTTGCTGCCGATGTCGAGGATTGCACCTAGTGGTAACATTATTTCCCTTTCGCACGCTCTTCGATCAATTTCACGCGGACTTGCAGGTCGTGGAGGTCTTTGTAGATTTCCTCCTTCAGTCTGTGCCGCGCCTCGGCAGAGATTGGGCTATCAGTCGGCGTCCCAGCAGGGGTAATCAACGCTGGCATCGAGCCTTCAATCTTGGTCAGGCGCGTCGAGAATTCCGACACCTGCCCCAGCAGCCAAGCCAGCGCCGCCACGACCACAGGGATAACCGCTTTGAGAACATCTTGCCAATTCATCGATCAGCCTTTGTGAAAGAAATTGGAGAAGTACCCCACTGCCGAGGAGATGGCAGAAACGAGCGCCATACCAGCCCAGAAGCCGCCTCGTCCTTTGTTGGCGAGAGCGAGCAGTTCGTCCATGCCTTGTTCGAGCTTGTCGACTTTTTTGTCGAGGTCTTGGACTTTCTGCCAAAGCACGCCGTACTTAACAGGGTCTATTTCTCCGCTCATGATTGTCCGTTCGAGTCCTCTTTGAGCTTTGCTGCGTCTTGAATCATTGCAATCAGTTGAAACACCTCTTGGTAGGGGCGCGAGCCCAAGTACGCAAGCACGGAGTTCAACACGGAAACGTCGATGCTGATTTTGTCGTTCATGCTACGACCTCAACCCATGATTGCGTTTCTTCATTCCACGCATAGTTCTTGCCATCCGTGGGCGCATCGACCGGCGCTTTCCAATTGCAGGTGGTCTCGTCGAGCACCCAAGAGGCATACACTTTGGGAGGTATGAAAGCATCTCGCTGTTCGTCGTAAGAGAACCCGATGCCTGCATAATTCTTGCGAATGTTTGCGTTATAACTGGTTTGCTTCCATGTCCCGCCGAACAGTTTCTCGCAAAAGGCAGCGCCGATGTGTTCTTTTTCCTGCCCCGTTACGTCGGAAGTGTCGAAGTTAGAAACAACGATGACTTGCATCACCACGTTGTTTGCATCAAGTTGAGCGAAATGAGCCATACTTTTCTCCAGTGAAATTATGCAGCCTTACCGAGCAACATGTCCCGCTGCTCGGGCAACCAAACCGTTTCGATCGAGTCTTCAAAGGCTTTGATTTTTTCCATCGTTGCAACGACTTCTTCCCAACTCGGGCAAGGACGCGGGTCGTCCCAGCGCGTGAAGTGACTGTTACTTATCTCCCACCGCGCCCCCGGACGCAGCATGTTGATTGCGGTGTCGATTCCGTACAATTGATATATTTTTTGCATGATCAACGTGCCCTAGCGATTTTAAACGGGTTCTCGGCAAAGGCGGCAACAATATAGGTTGCGCCCGATTCATTGCCGTTTCCGCCGCCGGTAGTTCTTGCTTTGAATCCGTTTGCAAGAAAGTCAAAGTTTGCATTACCGCCGTTATCTTCTGCGTTTGATCCACTTGGACGCAAAGCAATTGTAGTTTGATTGTAGGGGGATCGCGTTGAATCAATCAACCACCACGGATCACCAGCAGCATCGTAACGCTTGATCATTAGCCACCGAGGACGGAAGCCGCAATACACGAATGGCCCATCACCTGATGCATTGCCGGTGTATGTTGTAAATGCCGAGTAGCCAGAAACAGATGCCCAGCAATAGGCAACATAAGTGCCTGTGTTTGCATTAAGGCTGGTGTCGTTTCCAACAGAAAACACCGTAGAGGTCGGGGCAGTATTGTTCCAATAATTTGCACTTGTTGCCGCGCCGTTTGTGGAATCAAGAAACAACGCTTTGGTTGGCCCAAGGGTTGGATGCTGCACATACCAAGAGTACCCCGAGCCGCCATCGCGCCGTTTCAAAATGATGAAACTTGCAGTCGCCCCAAGCCCGTGACCGATCGTTGCGCCGCTTGTACCGTTGCCGGTATATGTCACCACGCTAAATCCAGCAGTTGTGTTTGCGCTCACCGAAGAAGTGATTGAGCCATTAGGGTTTGTGACCGCTGTACCGCCGCCTTTCCATTGCCAGCCGACATAGGTTGCAGATGTTGCATTAACTGAGCCTGTTCCGGTATCTTCTTTGACAGAAAAACCGTTTGAATTAAAGGCATATACATAACGCGTTGATTCTGTAACTTCTGCGTTTGTTAAGTTTGAAAATAGCGCGGTGCTGACACCACGAACAGAATCAACCAAAACGTGCGTATAAGCATTTGAACGAGACTTTGCCCAAACAAGGTCAGGCTGAAAAGAAACACCATTAACTGTATTGGTGATTGATTGCGTTGAAGGGTCATTACCCGTATACAACGTAGCAGCAATATACCCCGCACCATTCGCAATCGTCGGCGTGGACATATTCTGCGTACACATTGCCTTGAAGCCAGACGGAGCGGCGTTGCCAAAGGTCTGCTGTCCCGTGTTAATGGTGAATGTGTAGGTTGCGCTTTGCGATGTGACCATCGGATAGATGAGATCACCCGTAGACAATGAAAGCGTGAAGGCAGGGTTGGTGCCGTTCGCAGGGTCGCCGCTTCCAAACCAAGTGCTGCCAGAACCGATCCACACTTTCCCTGTTGCACCGTCCACCGCAAACTTCAATGTGTTGCCAGAGATAGTTCCGTGGTTGATGCCGTCGTTGGTTCCGTTGACCCAATAGGTCACTGATCCAGCAGCATAGTTCACACCGTAGTAACCGGCTTGGTTGTAGCCAATCGTGTTTGTTGCGATTGATGCGTTTTTCACAAAGCCCATCTGACCGCCGCCAGCGGTGCTAGAGCAATATGCCTCAAAGTACATCTTGCCGGTTACAGGCATTGAAAAGTAGCAGTTGGTGTTCCCGCCGTAGGCAGTCAAATTACCATTGCTTGATGTGTAGGCGTAGCCTGTTACCGAAGAAAGCACCGCGTAATCTCCACGCACCTCGCCGCCAACGCCAGTGTCAACGCCGTAGTTGGTTGGGCTGTCGACCATGCTGTCGTTGGTGTTGGGCGCAGCGACGTTGGTCACACTAATGTTGTTCGGTGTCCAGTTGTTGCCGTTGCCGCTGCTATCCTTGCCGAGTGTGGTCGCGGTGTTGTTGCTGTTATCGCTGAAGGTAAGGTAGAAGCCGTTGTTGCCGTATGTACCGGTGTAAACGATTGGATTCCATACACCAGTTATGGCATCAAATGCACCGAAACTGGTGGGTGTCAGGGCTTGTCCGTCGATGAAATTGATTGTGGTGAGGTAGCCGTCGAAATAATTGCTTGATGCGTCAAACGTGCCAAGTTTGTGAGTTACCGCAGAATTGATACGACCATTAGTATTCTGTGCGACATAAGTAGCGGTTGAAAATGACGTAACCTGAACGCCGTTGACGTAAATTTTTTGACGATCTGATGCGGTCGCTTGCGTTGAATCATATGCACACACAATGTGATACCAAGCAGACGGATCACGAAATACTTGCGTTGTTTGTAGGATGTAAACAGTTGCACCGCCGCTTGCGTCGTACCAGTTGATTATGTCGCCACTGGTGAAATAAATCGAACCAAAAGTGCTTCCGCTAGATGGCGCCTCAAACAGTCCTTGACTGGTATTGCTCACTGAGCCGCGCTTTACCCAACCACTCCAAGTCCAAATTTTATTGTTGGTTGGCGTAGTCAATGTGCGGTTTAGATACGCACTCGCAGACGAACGCAGCCGCACAGACCGGCTGATGGGTGCAGCGACGTTTGCAGGCCATGTGCCCGCCTTGGTGTACTGGAGCGCCTGATTCAGCCTCCAGACACCAGACGCGGCTGAGTCTGTCGGGGCAACAGGGTTCTTGGTTATAAATCCGCCGATGTAATCCATCTCAACTCCAAACCAAAATTACGATACCCGAACCACCGTTGCCGCCTGTGCTGCTCGATCCATTGGCGCCGCCACCACCGCCGCTGCCAGTGTTTGCAGTGGCAGAAGTCGCCGCAGTGCCAAGACGCACACCACCGTTACCAGCGCCACCTGTTCCGCCTGTAGCAACAGTGCAGGGAGAAACGTCAGAGCCACCACCGCCGCCACCAGCATAGGTTACCGAAGCGCCGGAAATCGAAGAGGCTGTTCCGTTTCCACCATTCCCACCTTGGTAACTCGGGCTGTTTGCTCCGTTGCTACCAGAGGCAGATGCGCCACCGCCGCCGCCAGAACCGTATCCTGCGCCGGAAGTTGCGCCGCCGTTGCTGCCTTGAGAGGGTGTCGTTGAGGGCGTGTTGCCAGTTCCGCCGGAGCTAGAAGTATTGCCCCTAGCCCCGCCGCCAGAACCGCCGTTGCTGCCTGTGTACGGAGAACCGCCCCCCGCACCGCCGCCGCCACCTGTGGAGGTGATGCTGGAGAAAACAGAATTGCTTCCGTTAGAGCCTCCATAAGTGCCGCTAAGTGGGCCAGCAGCGCCTCCAGCGCCAACTGTCACTGCGTAAGAAGAGCCACCTGTAACAGAAAGCCCAGACCCCACGCGATAACCGCCAGCCCCTCCGCCACCGCCGAGGTCTGTGCCACCGCCGCCACCGCCCGCAACGACCAAGTATTGAACCTGCGTTGCGTTTTTCGGTGCAGTCCAAGTCCCAGAGGTGTAGAAAATAGCGATATTGCTCGCTGTGGGCTGAACGTAGCGGATACCGACGAAACCCGACCCGCCAGAATTGCTCAAACCGTTGCCGCCGAACCCGCCACCGCCACCGCCGGTGTTTGCCGTTCCAGCAGTGCCTTGAGTCGTGCCGTTGCCCGAGCCGCCGTTTCCACCGCCGCCCGCGCCGCCCGTACCAGCGCCACCGAATCCACCACCCGCACCGCCGCCCGCGAAAGAAACAGCCGTGCCGCTGATAATCGAAGCCAGACCAGCACCGCCAGCGCCGTTGGAGACGTTCCCAGCGCTACCCGCCGCGCCCGCTCCGCCACCGCCGCCACCGATCATGGTGATGTCGCCAGCACCGACGCCGTTTCCGCCGTTGTTCCCCTGCGAAGGCGAAACAGTCGGGGTGTTACCAGCGCCGCCGTTGCCGTTGCGGTTCACGGAAGAGCCGCCGTCAGCCGCACCCCCGCCACCACCAGAGCCGCCCGCTTGACCGTCTTGGTTGTAAGGTGAAGCCAAACTGCTCGAGCCGTACGACCCGCCGCCACCGCCGCCAGCGGAAGTCACCGAGCCCAGAACCGTATTGGAGCCGTTCGAGCCCAAGGCAGCGCTGTTGGCAGCACCTGCACCACCTGCGCCAACGGTCACTGTATAGGTCGTTCCTGGAGTTACCGTGGCGTTGTTTCCATACCGGAAACCGCCTGCACCACCGCCGCCCGCGCAGAAGTAAGACCCACCACCGCCGCCACCGGCGACAGCGATGTAATCAACCTGCGAAACGCCAGTCGGCGCAGTCCATGAGCCCGAAGCAGTGAACGCTTGGTAAACGAATTGGTACCCAATCGGCGCGACTTGGAACAACCCAGAAGCGGTGAATGTGTGAATCGTGTACGAGCCGCTCGTCGTAACTGTCCCGCCGATCGCGGACATCTGACCTGTGACGTAACGGATTACGACTATGCCGGAGCCGCCAGCCGCTGCAATACCCGTGCTTCCATATCCGCCACCACCGCCACCACCAGTGTTGGCAGTACCAGCAACACCTGAAGCACCGCCGCCAACACCACCAGCACCACCGCCTCCCGCACCTCCAGCACCGCCTGTAGCGTTAGAAGAACCACCGCCACCGCCAGCATAGGTCACTGATGAACCACTGATGCTTGAGGCTGTACCAGCACCACCAGCGCCACCAGTAGTTGTACCGGGAGTCGTTGCGCCAACCGCTGAAGCACCGCCACCACCGCCCCCACCATTGTCGGCGGCATTTGGTGTCCCGCCATTGTTTCCTTGACTTGGGCTTGTGGAGGGAGTGTTTCCAGCACCACCAGCGCCGCCATTGTGACCGCCGCCGCCACCAGACCCGCCTGTTTTCCCAGAACGAGCCAAGCCGCCAGCACCACCACCACCCCCACCAGTTGATGTAATGGTAGAAAAAACAGAGTCACTGCCGCTTGACCCGTCTCCTGTAGCCCCACTTTGACCAGTAGTTCCACCGTTGCCGCCAGCACCGATTGAAATCGTATATGAAGTTCCCGGCGTAACCGCAAAACCTGTACCAGTGCGATAACCACCTGCGCCGCCGCCACCTCCACCACCGCCAGAAGCGGCTCCGCCTCCACCGCCACCCGCCACCACAAGGTAGTCAACAATCGCCGGAGGCCAAGAGCCTTGGGCGTTGTAATAAAGTTGCTTGGCGAGCGTCCAGATGCCAGTCGCAGATACCTGCGTGACTGTGGGCGCAGTGGCGCTTACTACTCCGCCGGGATAGCCATGAATAGCCATTACTGCTCCAGATTAGGAGATCGCTTCAAACGACGCAATAAACGTCAGAGCACTTCCAGTAGCCGAGGTGACCGCAACAGACTGGTTCTCCGTGATGTAGAACGAAGTCGTCTTATCAGTCACAATCAACGAAGAATTTGCCGGAACACTGATCTGGTACGCCGGATAGGTCGTCACAGTCGCGCTGCCGAACGTTGCGTTGTTGCCCACAGCCACAGTGGCGTTGACAGCCGAAGCGGTGGTGTTTGCGACCACGATGCTGTCAATTTTGTTGACTGTGCCCACAGCGGGCGTCAACCCAGTCAGCGCAGTCGTGCCGTTGTACGTCCATGAGGTCGTCGCAGAGGTTCCACTAGGGACACAATAGGCAGTGTTCCCATAGATGCTTGTGACGTTAACGATGTTTGGGTTTGCCATTTTTCACTCCCTAGAAACCGAAGATAAGAGCCATAGCAATGCTCTTGCCAGTTGAAATGCCGGTTGATGTTTGCCAAGTCGGCGCTGATGCTCCGTTGCTCGTGAGTACCTGACCAGAGGTTCCATTCGCAATAAACGAAGTGGAACCGGCGGTCGTTTGGTACGGAATCTGCGAAGCCGCACCGCCAGCCAAATTGGTTGCGGTTGTTGCAGTGGTAGCAGAACCAACGGAAAGCGTCGACTGGGCAACGTATTGCGGGGCAGTGCCGCTGGAGGTCAGAACGTAATTGGTCGTCCCGATACCCAACTTGCTCAATGTGGCAGAGCCCGTGGCGTAGAGCAGATCACCGGCAGTGTAGGTCGAAAGACCCGTTCCGCCGTTGCCTGCGACCAACGTTCCAGCAACAGTCACCGCGCCGGTAGTAGCAGTGCTGGGCGTCAGTCCAGTCGAACCAAACGTGATCGAAGATACATTCGTGACGGAAGCTTTTGTCGCCAGCGTCTGGACAACGCCGCTGTTGTCCTTGTAGAACAGTTTCCCGTCAGTGATGTTGATCGCCAACTCACCGTTTGCAAGGTTCGTGTTTACCGGTACAGCAGATGCAGTCGTGCTGTAGTACAACTGAATCGGGGTGTAGTTTGTTGCCGACATTTAGAAAGTACCTCCAGAAATCCCGCCTGTTAACGCGCCAGTCGATGGATTACAAGTTATCGATGAGTTTACCAATTGCCCCAAGTTACCGGTAGTAGCACTCACAAAGGTCAGGTAATTCGTTGCATTTGTTGAGTTGGCGGTGATTGCCGTGTTCGTTGCGTTGGTTGCAGTGGTGGCGGTCGTTGCGGAACCAACAGAAAGCGTAGACTGCGCAACGTACTGCGGCGCTGTACCACTGGACGTCAAAACGTAGTTCGCAGTCCCGATCGTCAACTTAGAAAGCGTCGTCGAACCGGAAGCGTAAAGCAAGTCTCCGACCGAGTAAGACGTGATGTTCGTTCCGCCTGAAGCCACAGGAACTGTATTGAGCGAAATAACCGTGCCTGTGATTTGGATCGGCGAGGTTCCGGTGTAGACCTGAGAGGTGCTGAACTGCGAGAATGTGATCGCAGTCGTGCCGAAAGTAATTGTGCCAACATTCGAACAGACATAGGAACTGCCTTTGTTGACAGTTCCGTTTTGAACGAAGAAATAGTCTCCCTCGCTCAACTGAGAAGTGCCTGGTCCGTAGGAGTTGGTGTCTGTTGAACGGGTTAGAACAGTTCCACCGGTCGCCCAAGTGTAGACGCCGTTGTATGCACCGTTGACCTCGTCCTTCACCAAAATCCGGTTGGTGTTAGAAAGACTGTACCCATCCAACGTCGTCAGCGCTACAGAAAGCGTTATCGTCGCACCGACACCGCCCGTGCCGTTGTTGTAGGTAACGGTTCCACCAGTTTGCGCAGCAAGACTTTGCGTGGTTGCGGCTTGAACTGGCTGGTGATAAGCCAAACCACTTGAAACAAGACCGTCCACGTACTGTTTGGTTGCCAATTGCAGAGCGGTCGTCGGATCAGCGGTTACAGCAACCGAGGTAAGACCCCCGAGCGTAAGGCTCGTCGCGCCGAGAGCGATCGTGGTCGTGCCGACCGTTACCGAGCTGTTCGTCAGCCCTGAATTCGGAATCGTCGTGGCAGCAGTCATAGCGCCGGTGCCATTCCCGTAGACGTAACCCGTCAGAGAACCAGCGCCAGTTCCGCCGTTGGCGGGATTCAGTATCCCTGCCAGAGTCACTGCGCCGGTAGTGGCGGTGCTAGGGGTGAAACCGGTCGTGCCCGCACTGAACGAATTGACCAGCGAATTGTTGCTGCTGGCAACCGTTATTTGCCCCTGCGCATTCACCGTTATGTTCGCAGCGGTGTAAGATCCAGCCGTGACGCCGGTGTTGTCGATCGAAATCGTGCCGGTCGAGGTGATTGGACCACCCGTCAGCCCTGTCCCCGTGGCGATAGAAGTCACGCCCGACCCAGAAGCAAGAGAGGTCCAAACTCCATTGAGATACGCTTCCAGCAGCGCGATGTCTGTGTTGTAGCGTAAAGTTCCGTTGGTCGGAGAGCCAGAGCGCTGAGAGGTGTTGCCCGAAGGCAGCACCGTTCCGGCATTTCCAGGCAAAGTCGGGTTGCTCGCGAGCCCGATAAGCGGTTGAGTGTCTCCGTTGGAAACAGAAATTTGGTTCGCTACACCAAGAACAGAAGTCGGCGTGAGGGTTGCACCGCCCGCAGTCGCCAACAAGCCTGTACCTGTGGTTGCAGCCAGCGCAGAGAGCAATCCCGTGACCGAAAAGGTCGGGTTGCCAGAAACACCGTCTGCATTCGTGATGCTGAGCCCAGAATTGTACTGAAATGTGCGACCCGCCACTGTGTTGGAAGCAGTCTTCGCAATGAACCCGATACCGGCTGTTTCCAGTGATGCAGCCGTGCCGTTGAAAACGATCCTGAGCTGCCCCTGAGCGCCGGTGTCTGTGAGCCCTAGACCTGTTCCTACGCCCAAATAGCGGCTATTCGGCAGGGTGGGCTCGTTGTTGACGGTAAGGAAAGTCTGCGTCAGCGAAGGACTAGACGTGAAAGCACTAACCGTGGTCTGAATAGTTTGACCATTTTGAACCACTGGCACAAGTTCGGTGCCGGTTAGCGCCGAGCCTGTTGGAAGCTGAGAAATTCTTATGTTCGACATGTCAGGGGCTCAAATTGTCAAGGTTTCCGTCGATCTGATCTTGGGAAGTTTCTGGTCCAACTCCCCACTCGCCAGCGGTAGACGGAATCACAGATTGGTTGGCGTTGTTGACGATGTTCGGGTCGGTGGTTATGGCGTCCTGTTGTTCAGCGATGTCGGCGTCTGGGCGGGGAAACCGCAGCGAGATTTTCTCCGACTGCCGAGCAGGTAAGCGGTAAGGATCGAACTGATCCGAACACCCGTCTCCGCAAACTCGAATGGCGGGGATATTGCCGTCGGGTCGAATGTCGGAATAGGCGACCTTGCGCTTGCAGCGATCGCAGATCGCTACGCTCAGTACCGTGTTTCCGATCGTGTCGAGCCAAACCGCCATCCCTACCTCGTGTAGTAACTGATGTTGGGGGCGAAATAAATCGGCGACTTATCTCGTTCTTCGGCTTCTGCTTGAGCCCAATACTTCTCGGCTTGCTGCTCGCAATAGGAGATCCTTCCTGGGTCAACATTCGGAAGCTCCATCGACATCTGATGCGCAAGCATGTTTTGCACCGCCAAGTACCAGCGCTGAGGAATTTCGATCTCGCCAGAGAGCTCGCCCACGTCTTGGATCTGGCGACTGAGCCAAAGCTCCAATTGAGGCTGAATGCTGTTCGGAACTGGCCACAGTTCCATGTTCGGCTGCGGGATCGTGCGGTTGAACCAGTATTGCAGCGGGCGCAATCCGGTGAAACTACGGTTCGGCAGCGAGGAATAGTCGTCGCGGTTCATCCGAGCCATGTTGATCGAGATAGGATTGGTACCGAAAACAACCTGATAGAACCCCATGTTGACGCCGGAGGTCTGTTGAATGCGCCAGTAAGGAGCATTAACTGTGGGTTGCAGGTCGTAATAGATCCAAGTTCCAGAAGCCCAAGTTGTTGCACCAGGACTGTAAAGGGTTGTCCAGGTGGAATTGTCTTGAGAGTATTGAATTTCTGCAGTCACCGAGCCAGAAACACAAGGCAAAATGCCGATCGTCGTGATCATAACAGCGTTTCCAGAGCCGTTATTGATCCCGATGTAGCCGGTGTTGTTGGAAAGCTGGCAAGTCAAGTTGCCAACCCCATTGAAAGCGTTGAGTGCAACGCCCGAGGAGCTGTAAGCACCTGTGGTTACGCTCGTAAGTGTGCGGTAATTTGCATTGAGCACGTCAACTGTGCCCACCGGCAAGTAGTAATACGTCTGGTCTGGGATCAGACCGACGATAACTTTGTTGATACACCAGTACTGGACGCCGAGGTTAACCAAATTCGACAGCAAATAGTAAAGACTTTGCTTCGACGCAAGGATCTGCTCGGAGGTTAGTTCCTCGGCGAGTTTGCCCGCGCGACGAGCGCCGCTGTCGATCAGGTTTTGAACCGTTACAACGGTCTGTCCGACTGTTCCGCTTGTAGCCATCTTACCATCCTGGGCAGTTCCATCGTCTGAGCGAAGCTTTTGCACGAGGCGCTTCGCCCTTGGATTGTTTAACGACACCGCTCATTCTAGCACAGAATGACTTTTTGCGACCTTGATCTTTCTCTGTTTTCGGGTGAGGTGCTGGCGCTTTTAAGTGACTTCCCGTCGCTCTGTTCGCTTTGGCTCTGCCTTTGGCGGTGAGCCCTGCACCTTGCTCAGTTGAGAGTTTTTCTCCGCGTCCTACTGACAATGATACTCCACCGCCAGAGCGTTTGGCTGTTTTTGCAGCGTCTTTGAACGCTTGAGCTGTGGGTGCACCTTTGCTACCGACCTTCCGCATGCGCTCGCCAGAGCCGTGCTTTATGCGTTCCTGCTTGGCGTGGATGTTTGCGTAAAGACCAGGTTTGCTCATGTTAGTAGTTCTTTTTGGCAGCGCCGCCAGAGCGTTTTTTTGCGGCGCGTTTGGTTGCGTAAGCGATCGCCACAGCTTGCTTTTGCGGTTTGCCAGCTTTTATTTCCGTGGCGATGTTCTTTTTGAACGCTTTCTCAGATTTGCTTTTTATGAGCGGCATGATCAGGGGTTCGACTGAGTCTGGTACGGGTTGACGTAGTGTTTCTGCATTTCGAGCGTGATGGTGTAAGAGTCACCAGCGCTTTGGTCGATGGTGGTGAAAACGATTTTACCCGTTTTGCCTGCACCAGCATTGTTCGTAAGTCCGCCGAAAGAAGAATAGTCCATCGAGTATTGCGAGTTCTGCGGGATAGTTTCAATCGCCAGAGGTGTGGTGGCGTCCCAGTTCATCTGCACTTCCAGACCGTGCGTAAGAGCGTGCACTTTCAGAATGCTCACCGCATCGCAAGCGCAGCCCGAAGCCGAAGCGAGAAGAGAGGCGGGGTTGACTTTCACAGCGTTGGTTTCGCCACCCGTGTCAGTCGTGCTGAAGTAAAACTTCATGACAGCGACTCGTTCGCCATCGAAAAGTGTTTGTGAGTTTGTGGTGATCGCCATATCGTCTCTCCAAAGTCAAAAGGCGGGCAGGGCTTCCCCTGCCCAACCGATTAATAGCCGCCTTTGCACATTTTCTTCATGTGCGTGAAGCCGTGCTCACCTTTGGCAGAGGACTCAACGTGACCGCCGTGCTTGTAACCAGCAGGGGCTTGTTTTATCTGACCAGTTTTGCCTTTCACAGCGTGAGGCTTGGAAGCGTCATTGATGTGAGTGGTGTAGTGCTTGGCAAGAGCCATGCCACCTTTGGCATACTTTTTCAGACCGCCGCCGCGTTTATAGCCAGCAGCTTTGCCACCTGCAACGGTGTCGGAAACGCCACCTGTCTTGGTGCTGAAGCTTTTGGTTTGCTTGGCTTCGTGCACTTTGTCAGCCAAGTCGAGCTTGGGCTTGAGCGTGGTTTTGGTTTCGAAACGATCCATCTCCGCAGCAAGTGCTTGACCGCCTTTTTTATAGCCAGGAGAGCGCACGCCGCCGGTCATGCGTTTGGTGTCGGGGCGGGTTGCTTCCAGCCCACCAGCCAAACCACCCATAACAGCAGGACCAGCCTTGGGAGCGCCGCCGTTTTTCAGCCCTTGATGAGCTTTGGAGGCTTTCATCCCTTCGTGGTGCTTGAGCTCTTTTTCGACCTTGTGCAACTCTTTCATCTCGGCTTTGTGCTGCTTGGGAGACTCGACTTCGCCGCCTTTTTTGCGCATCATAACTGCGCCGCGAGGCATGGCGGGAGCCATAGCCATACGGCGACGAGGCTGCACCGCAGCCATCATCGGTGCGCCGCCCATCGCCATTTTGGACTTCTTAGCGTGACCGCCACGTTTCATCCCATGGCCAACCTCGTCGACAGAAGGCTCGGTTGTGGCCATTTTGGGCTCACGCATAAATTTCTTGGTCGCCATCATCAGTCTCCTAGGTTAGGCTTGGGTCACGCCGAGTGCACCGACGCGAGTTGCGTTCGGTCCAACGGCAATCGCCGGCAGCAGGATGCCCATCACCGTACGGACAATACCGTCAGAGGCAGTGGCGGGGGTGTAGGTTCCACGCACATCACCAGTGGTAGTGGTGGCAGTGGCGGTGTCAGCAGCGACGAACGTGCCCGCGTCTTGAGCGAGCGTGTTGTTGCTTTTCACGCTGGCGATGTAAGCCACATTGAACACACGCACCGGCAAGCCCAACACATCGCTCGTGCCCACGACACAAGCAGTCGCCGAGCCAGCGATGCTAACGCTGGAGATCTGGAAAAAGGCTTTTTTGCCCGTAACAGCCGTGCCAGCAACAGCCACTGTGATCACTTCGCTCATGGCTTGACCGTAGTAGTCGTAGCCAGAAATGGTGAATGCACGGGCGGTGGTCGCGCAGTTGACTTTCATTGCACGGGGAAGGTCCAGCTGCAGCACGGTTGCGCCAGCGGTGTTAACCACCGACTTCACCGAAGTGCCAGCGGTGAGCGTGAGCGCTTGAGCGCCGGTTGCCGTTTGCGAAGCGCAGACGTTGTTCGTAACGGCAGCTTGCGGGATAACGTCCCAAACGTAAATGCGTCCCAACGGACCAACGCCCAGATCCATCGGGGCAGGGTCGTCGAAAGGGATGTTGCCATGCAGCGTCAACGCAGTGGTGTTGGCGATGTTGATGGCTTGGTTGAGGGTGTAGGTGCCGGTGCCGCCGGTGCCGGTGCCGAAAGCGGTGATGTAGGTGCCATCGGTGACGCTGGTGCCGTCGACGTACATGCCCACGACGATCGGCGAACCTTGGTTCAGCGCGGTGACTGTGAGCGTGGTTGAGGAAACACTGCCCGTTCCGCCGGTGACGGTGGAAGTGTAGGGGCGATTGCCCACGCCCATGTAAGTTTGGGCGGGACCAAGAAACAGATCATCAGAAAACTGAGGCATTGTCTTTCTCCTTGAAAAGCATAGACAAATAAAACACTGAAAAAGGGGTCAGGCTGTTAACCCGACCCCATCGTAACATCAAACGCCAGGAGTTCCGTACATGGAACGCCAGTCGGTCCAGCCCACCTGATAACGCTCGGTGGCTTTGTAACGCATGGAGTCGGTTTCGAAATCACCTTCCATGGTTTTTTCCAAAGCACGGCGCATCAAGAGCTTCATGCCCTCGGGAGCGTCGGTCTGCACCCACCAGTTGGTGGCGGAGGTGAGACGGCTGATAACGGAAGCGCCTTCCGGCAACAGCCCGATCGACTTGATCGGGTTGATGTCGTTGTTGGCGGTACCGGCACGCAGCACACTCTTCAGCAGCACTTCGGCTTGGAACACATTGCCCGGAGCAACAACCAGTTTGAGCGGCTGAAGGCGGATCTTCTTACCGTTGTTGTCAACGGCTTGACGAACCTGGATCAGCATTTGCTCCAGCGAGGTCTGCGACAGGTTTGCAGCGGTGGTGAGCAGGTTGCTCGTGGTGCCGCTGACAATCGGGTGGGCAGAAGAGTTCAACTGCACACCGTCACCGCCCGCGTAAGAGCTGTTGAACGCACGGTTGAGCACGTTAGCGCAGAGCAGTTCCTTGGTCTCGACCAGAGACTGGGCGAGGTGTTTTGCGTACACTTGACCAATGCGGATGTGGTCTCCGTCCTCGACCAACACTTTGGTCAGGGCGAATGCCAAGCCGAACACTTGGTAAACGTAGCGCTGAAGGAACAGCACGCCGCCTTGCTGATACGAAACCGGTGCACCGTCCGGCAATTGCGGAGCGGCACCGAAACCGTAGAGCACGGGCTCTTCGTGGTAGTTGCGGGGGATACCAGCTTGTTCGCGGAAAACGGTTTCCCATTCGTCTGCGCGCTGATCGTAGACTCCGTCGAATGCTTCGTTGAGGATCGGCTCAACGATCGAACGGAAATCTGTACTTCTCATTGGGGCTGCCATTTGTCAGTCTCCTTTGTTATGCAATCGCGGTGTAAGCACCGTAGAATTGCGTGCTAGCCAATTGGACACGAACAATGACGTATGCGTCCCCCCAGTTGTTGTCAGGATACGGTGCAATATCAATAACACGCATCTGAGCTTGGTTGCCGTTACCAGCGGCAGTCGAAACACCCAAGGTGCAAGCCGACAAACCAGTGGTGGTGGAACCAGCAGTGATGTTGCTGAAGTTGTACTCGTTACCGATCGACGTTTGCGCCATGGTGGCATCGCTTTGGATTTCGTAAACGATGTTGAGGTCGTTGTAGAAATACGCAATGATGTTGGTACCAGTGGTGCTTGCCGGCCAGTAGTTCGAAACACGACGACGACCGGTGGTGTCGGTGAACTCCACGCCGGCAAAAGCGCCCGTCACGGCACCGGTTGCAGCGGCGGGAATAACGGTTCCGAGAGTGCCACCGTTAGCAGTCGTGCCGTAAACAACCGGCTGACCTTTCAGGATGTTCGAGCTGTAGCCCGAAGTGATTCCGTTGGTGATTGCTTGAGCACGTTCCAACCCAGTTGGGAAGAATGCTGGGCGCAAACCAAACGGAGCATTGGATGCAGACATTTTTAACTCCTTGTTAGCCCGCAGCCCTATTCGAAAACAGGAACTGGGACAGTTTGGTCAAAATTCATGCCGTCACCTTCAACCTGTCCGAGACGTTTGCCACCACTGTCTTTTGCATTGAGGAGTTGGTCTTGCTGCACCTTGATCTTTTCCTGCTCGTCAAGGGGAGCATTGTGATGCATCTCGGTCATGATGTCCTGATAAACTTCTTCAGGCATCTTGTAGAGAACCATCTCGTTGCATGCAACAAAACCCTCGTGCTCGCCAGCTTTCACCCTAAAGTTTTCAAAGCCAGGAAGCTCCTCAGCTTTCACAGGGGTGTAGCCCATGCGCAGACGTTTGTGGATTGGGTCGTATTGGTTGGTTGTTGATAACCAGCACAAGTGGAAGCCAGGAATTTCTGGCGGGGTCGGAAGCGCTTCTTGGAGCCACTCCGAGCGGAACATCCTACGACGCTCCTCGGATGAAACAAAACCATCCTCAGGTGCTGCGCGCGACTTGTCAACAGTTGCGCCACGGTTCTCACGCCCGCCAGCACTCAGATTCTTTTTCAAACGATTGTCCATGACTAACCTCGATTCTTTTGTTGACGATCCCATTCAGCGTATTTCTGAATGGCGTTTTGACGAGCAGTGGGATTGTCCCACAGCCCTGCTTCTTTCATCGCGGCAACACGAGCCGGACTCAAGCGAAATTCGTTCGCTTTGGTGGTCGCGGTCGTTTCTTTGCCAGAGCTCGTCATAACAGATCTTGGAGGTCGTCTTTGTTGAACATTGGACTGATTATAACCGCTGGAAGATTTTGCAGGCAAGTATTTTTGAATGCGTGAATCCAGCTCTTCCCAGTACTCGGGTGAGCTGGCGTCGAATCCTTCTTCATGAAGGCGCTGATCGAGCAACTTGGCGATCTGCGACTCTTCGTTCCTGCCGTTGGGGTCGTACCAGGGGTTAGCCGCCATCCACTCCGAAGCCATCCGCTGAACCACAGGGTCTGGCCCTGTGATGTTTTGTTTCGGCTCGGTGATTTGTTTGGTGGCGTTTTTCTTGATCGTCTCCAGCGATTCAAGCTTGCGCTTGGATTCATACCACATCTCTTGAGCCCGCGTCAACGACTCCCCGTCTCCATTGGAAACGGCGTCCTTCATTTTCATCTTCGCATACTCAACCTGAACGCCAGCGTCTTCGATGGCTTTGTCCACCCGAGCGAGCTCCGCACCGGAGGTGGTGCGCTCGACCGCAGCGAGTCGTTCAGAAAGTTCTTGATTCTGCTTTTTCAGGGCATTGATAAGGTAGTTGGATTCCTTCGCTTTTTCGCGATGGATCTGTTTTTTGAGCTTGCGCTCTTCTCGACGAGCAGCGCGAATGGCTTCTCGATCCTCGTCGACTTCCTCTTCCTGAGCAACCTGTTCATCGTCGTCATCTTCATCACGACTCTGCGCACTGTTCGTGCTGGGTTTTTCAGTTTCTTGCTCGGCAGCTTGCGGATTTTCCTCGCCCTCGGGCAGCAGCACTGCTGCGCCGCCGTCTTCGAGCTCGTCCACTTGCATAGCCGCTTTTTCGGTCGAATTCATATCAGTTTCCTTTCAAAACTTTAGATGAATGCTTTTATTTCACGCGGGTCGCCGGTGACTTTTCCTATGAGTTCATGATCGTTAAAGAAAGTGAACAGTGCGCGACCTTTTGCGCCCTGATCGTCTGTGAAATCAATCTCCCAACGGTCACCGCCCCATTTGGGCACGCGCACGTAGTCGCCCACGTTTGCCCATGCACCCTCTGGCCAGCTGGCCATTGTTTCACGATTTTTGAAAGCCAGTGGTCCAATTGCGATCACTTTCCCAATCATCGTGTTCCACTTTTCGGTTTCTTTGGTCTCCTCGGGGATAAAAATCCCAGCTGAGGTGACTTTCTCTTTCACAGCCCGCAATTGCACCAAAACCCTGCCGCCGTAAGGCGCCATGAGCGGGTCAATTTTGGGAAACGCTTCGTCCAGCGTCTGCTCGATATCATTCGACATCTTTTCTTTCCTCTTCGAGTAAATTATTCATAATGTCCAAAGATTCTTGCAATCCTTGGTATTGCCCGACCAAGCGTTGATAGCTCTCGAAATTGACACAAACACCAGCCGCCAGTGATTCTACAATTTCAGCTTGTCGCCGCTTGACTCCGGAGATGAAGTCGCTTGTGGTTAGCATCAACGACTCCGTGCTGCACCTTTCCTGCCGACCGCAATTGCGATCATTAGTCCGGGTTTTTTGGCTGAGCCGCCACGTTTCATCGTGGCGACTTTGGCCTTGCCAGCGTTGAAATCAACGCCCGCATTGCGCCGATCTCCCCTTGCAGGGAGATTGGCGGCTTTGGACTCGGCGACAGCGCCGCCGCTGGCGTATTTACGCACCTTGCCGCCTTTTTTGAGGTGCGTTTCGGCGTTGGGTTCGCCCATCGCGATACGCTTGTGCATGTTGATGGCTTCAGACATTGGGAGTTCCTCCTAAGTTGGATTGAAGTTGGTTTTGAGCTTCGATTGCCGTTTGCACTTGCTCATGTTGCAAACGTGCGGCGTCATTGGTTAGCTCGGCGGACTTGATCCGCTCCTCGGTCAAATTGTCTTCCGTGTTCATGATTAGGTCGAGTTTCATCTTTTCGACCTTGCTTTGATCGTCGGAGAGTTGTTTTTGTGTACGGAGTTGAACGTCGGCTTGGTCGTAGGCGGCTTTGCGCTGTGTTTCGGCCATCTGCGTTTGCACGAGCGCCTGAACCTCCGGCGCAACGGGCTGCTGACCTTTGAGCTGTTGAACGGTTTGGAGCGCGTGCTGCAGCACCGGCGCAATCGATTGCAGCAGGGATTGGGTGTCTTGGTGCACGTGCGCCCCAACCGCAGCGAGCAGTTGCTGAGCTTCTTGCATGATCGGCTCGACTTTGAGCACGTTGAACGGACGGTCCAGCGCCGCAGAGGTGTAGGTGTCCATTTGGTTCAAGTACCAGAGCGTGAGGTGCTGCTTTACGTGCTCCAGCAGTGCGGGCATAAAGGTCGGAGCCATGATCGGGCTGGAGCCGTAGAGCGGGTCTTTGGCGTAGTCGAGGTGCACTTGCAGGTGCGCCATGTGATCCTGGATCGGGAACGCACCCACAGGCTTGCCGAGCGTCATCGCGACGTTTTCCAGCGCAGGGTTCATGTCCTTTACATCCTGCGGATCAGGCAGCACTTCGTTGATGTCGGGGAGTTTTATTTGCTTGAGGATCCGTTTTTCCACCGCCATACGGTTGTAAAGGTCGGGGTTGGCTTGAGCGCGTGCGGCGAGCGTTTGAATCTGCGCGTAGCGCTGGCTTTCTGCGAAGATGTGCGGGTCGGAAACGGGAATGATGTCCGAGTTGGATTCAAAATCCTCCGAGGAGATTTGCAGATCTTCGACGACTTCGTTCTTGCGCTGCTCTTCCAAATACCAACGATTCAACCGCGCCAGCACCTTGAGCACTCGGCGCTGAGAGTCGTGCAACCGCGAGTGAATCGAGCTAAACACCGCCGCACCCTGTTCGATCAGCGCTTGCGTCGTGCCCACGGGTGCGTTGGAGGTTATGTCGGCGATTTTCTCTTCAGAGGTGGTGACGACGCCTTTGGCAGCTTCGGTGAGCCAGCCGAGCAGCTGGAGCAGCACCGGCGAAGGCTGATTGAACGGCATGGGCATGGCGATTTTGCGAATGTCGTCCACGCCCGGAGCGCCTTCAATTTCCGTCACCTGCGTGGGCTCGACCGTTTGCGACTGACCGGAGATCTTGCCGCCTTTCAACTTCAGCATCGTCGGGGCTGTGGCGATGTGCGCTGAGTCGAGCAGTGCGCGCAACGCCCCCGTCAGCGCAGCACTCAGCCCGCCGATGAGGTGTGGCAGCCCGATGGCGTAAGCACCGCGCCACGGAATGAATTTGAACTCAATGATCCAGTCGAGCTTGGTGGTGGTTTCGTCGCCGTACTCCCAGTTGCGGTAAAGTCCGACAACGTCTCGGGAGTTTTCGTCGATCATCAGGATGTAAGGCGCACGCTCGGCTTTGGAGAACTTGTCGTCTGCGAGCTCCATCCAAGTTGTCACGTGGTAGACGCGGCGGATGCCGTCGATGTTGTCGCTTTTTTTGTTGCGACCTTCGATCTTGTCGTTAGCCTTTTCGGGTTTGCTTTCCTCGGGCATTTCGGAAGGGGCGTAGACTTCGATGTCTTTGTAGAGCTTGGAGCTCACTCGGTATTCGAACTGCTCTTCCGTGATGTCTTGAACTTCGGTGGCACGCTCGGCGGTGTAGAAGTTCGCCGCTGCAAAAGGCAGGTAGATGTTGTCGATCGGGACGAACTCGGCACAGGGTCGTTTTTTCTTTTCGTCGTACCAGAGTTTCAAATACTGCGACCCGCCCAACGGCAGCT